TACAAGATATATGGCGCTGAGGCAGTTACAAAAAAAAGATATTCCGATATTAAGACTAGATTTATCAGAGCAAAAAGCAAAAGAGTTTAGGATAGTAGATAATAAATCCTCAGAGTTGGCATTATGGGATGACGAGAAGTTAATGCAAGAACTTAGAGAAATATCTGACATTGATGATATGCAACAATATTTCAATGACTTAGATTTAAATAAAATGATTTCAGAAAATCTTGAAGTGAAACCCATTGAGGTAAGTGATGAAAATTTAGGCAAAACTTTGGAAGAACAAGAAGATAATTTTGTTAATACTCAAGAAGAAAATCTACATAGAGTGATGTGTCCTCATTGTCTTAAAGAACATTATGTAAATAGAGAAGAGTTAAATAATTTTAAACCAGATTGGCAAACTAAACTTGCAGAGGAATAAGGGTCACTAGGAGACAAACAAACAAACTTTAGTGACCCTTATGCGATGTTGCTCTAAAACATATTATAAGCACTCTCTTTGTTAGCATCCGTTCTTGCATCATACAAAAACTTTTGGTCTAAAGAGAAATCCTCATAACCCCTAGCGATTGTATTGAAATAATCACGACTAGGAGGAGCAATTCTATTTGTATTCATTGTATAAGTGAGGGCAACCTTACCATCAATATCAAAATACAACTTTCTGTACAGATGAGGAAAACCCTCATATACATCTAATGCTTTTTCACAAGCATCGGAAATTTCCCAAAGACCCATAGGGCAACTTGCACCTTTGTATTCCTCAATGTCTGCAACACCTCTGAATACTAATCTAAAGTCTGGTACAATAACCTTCCCTAGTGGCTTTGCTAGAGGACAACGAAATTTCATTTGTCCTCTGTGTAAATTACTACCATAAGCCAAATATAACATTATGCACTCCTTTCTTGGTTGAATCCATCGGTTCTGTCTTCATAGTAACAAGCAACCAATTCATTGACTCCATCAAACAAGTTGTCAGTTGAAGTAGTAACTTCCAAAGTGTTTGCTAGAGTTCTAAGACCTTCCATAGACAATTTACCTACCGCAGTATTTCTGTTATAAGAAGTGTACAACTCAGCATAAACTCTGTCATAACTGTATCTTACACTTACATCACCAGCACCACCTCTTGGATTTCTGTTGATGAACTCAAAACCAAATCCTCTTTTTTGCTTGTACTCAATTCCAAGAGTAGTCAAAGCAAACTTCATAACACCGAATGCTTTTCTGTGTTGAGAAGGACTTACTTCTCTGTTAGCATCAAAGTTTGAAGGGATAGCAGTACCATTTTTTTTACCGATTGAATTCTTAGACTCAACAATAAAATCTGCTAGGAAAGTAACCCACATTCTGATTTTTAGAGCATTCGCAGTGCCTGAGTGATGTCTGAACTCAATAGTTCCCGTTCTACCAAAAATACTTGTCAAGTTTACTTTCTGTTGTCTGTGACTTTGTCTTGATAAAGTTCTAGCACAATCAGAATCAAAATTCATATTGATAAGAGAAGAACAATAAGAGTTACGATTTGCTCCTCTACTTCTTGGCATAAATCCATCAATCTGACTTTCAAATCTTTGGTAACGAGTAACTATGCTTTTGATTACTGCACCATCTTCTTTGATACCATTCCAAGAGAAGTGAATGTGAAGTCCACAATTTCTGTCAATGCTTGCATTTGCAGATTTAAGTACCTTGCAAATCTTGTCAATCTGACCTAAGTCATTAAGTGTAAGGATTGGAGATACAAGTTCACCACCAATCATATTTCTTGGATTACTGTAAGAACCACGACTTACTGTTCCATCCCAACAAATCTTCCAAGTATCAAAATTTGTATTGTTATGGTATCCCTCAATGACTGATGCAATACCAATGTCTTGAAGAAGTTTTTGTACCTTCTTAGCTGAAGCATCTTTGAATTCAATTTCAACTCCAAATGTTAGTTCGTTTTTTTCCATATCGTAACTCCTAGTAAAAGTTTGTTTGTTTATATTAACATATTACGAAATCCGTTGATGTATGTCAACACTATTTAAAAATAAATATTAATTTTTTTTTTCTAACAAAATCAATTACTTACAAGGATTCGTTAATTTTTTTTGTTGGTGGGTATAAATAATTGTTGATTTTTAGAAACTTTTTGTGCTATAACTATATAAACAAATAAAGGAGTTAATATGAATTTAGATATTATTAAATTAGACGACATTGGAGTTAGGATTGACTTTGCCCTAAGAAATTCAGATACATTTCAAGAGTTCAGAGAGATTTGCGTAGATGCCTTTCTCAACTATGGAGAAGTTGAATTAGGAATCAATCAAGGTACATCTGCTGAGATATTTATGGCAAACGACTATGATTCTGAATTACTTGAACTATGGAATAGAAACTGTGATAAGTATAGGGAGTAAAAGATGAAAACAAAATATGAAAACTTTTTACAACATCTGATTCACGGAATAGATGAACCAAAAAAAACTTTTGTTACTCATCATAGAATCGGATTCAACAAAGATATATTCAAGTTGAAGGGTAAATTATTGTCAGCTACAAAAATTTTTTTAAGTGACGATTTTGTCCATAAAGATTTAGCAAAATGGAATAATGAGGATAGCAAAAGATTGGATAAAGAGAATCCCAAAATTACAAATTTTGAACAAGTGCTAGATATGCACCGAAAAATTTTTGCAGAATCTTTGCCCGTTTATGACAATCTTTTACTTATATACCCACATAGATGGAGTTATGGGGAGGAAACTTTTGAATGTATGGCTGGTGCTTGGGTTCGTAAAGTAGATGAGAAAAATTTTTACAGGGTTTCAACATTTGATGATGCTTGTAAAATTAGTGGATATCATCAAAGACTAAATCTCAGTCTTGTAGATTTCATAATTAATTATGATGACAATTATTTATATGGTGATGAAAGTAGTAGTGAAAAAGAAATTTTTAATTCTTATGATGACATAGCCAATATGAAAAAGTTTCCAAACTGCAAAAAGATTCCCCAATGGTTAAATATGGAAACAAAGCGATTCAACGAAGTAGTTCAATCATCATATCTTAATTTTGTACTTACTGTAGGTTCAGAGTTTTGTGATGTCAAAAAATTCCCAAAAGAACTTCCTTCACATTCAACCTTTCAAGATTGGGTAATTAAATATCTTCCACAGGTTGATACAGTTGGTTCAACAGTTAGCATTTTTCGTAACCTTGCAATTCTTAAATTTATAAATGCAAAAGGTTCAGAAACGATTGCATTCAAATCGCATCTTCCAATAAAGAAAAGAAGTAATGTAATAAAAGGTTTTGAATACAAAATGTTAGAAGTACGAAAAACCAATAAAGTTACAACCAGATATGGTGAATCTATAAACAAGAATAGACTGCATGAGGTGAGAGGTCATATGAGACATTATCAAAGTGGTAAAAGAACTTGGATTAAATCACACGAGAGAGGTGATGAAAAGATGGGAGTAATAATCAAAGATTATAACTTCAAATAAAATTTGCTTAATGACAAATATATGATTAAAATATGATTAAATTTTTCACATAGTATAAGGAGAATAAATGTTTAGTTTTATTACAAATCTATTTAAATCCAAACCAAAAAGACCAATGACTATAAGTCGTTTGCATATTATGACAAAGAAAGAACTTGAAACTTTTGGTCGTAAGAACGGAATAGAACTTGATAGAAGGTTTCATAAGAGTGATTTAGTAGACCAGCTATTCAAACATTTACAGAAAAAAAAGTAGGTGTCACACTATTCTGACTATGGCAAACACTCTCTGAGAGTCCTTATATTGCCTTGATATTTCACAAAATGTCTAAAATAATTGAAATTATGGCTATTCGTGGTATTTTATAATTATGACTAGAGTCATTATCTTTTATTTGTGGTTCTGTTAATGCAGTT